GGATGTATCCATCCTTGGATGCAACCCTGATGACGGTGCATAGGGGTCGAAGTTGGGAACCTGGGACGCCCGTGTCATGCACGACCTGTGAAATGAACTGCTCCGGGACGAAAAAGCCACCTTCCGCATCGGTGTCCTCTTGCATGGCCTTGATCTCGTCCGGGGATGCCGTCTTCCAGAACATGTCCTCGCTGGGCGACCGGAACCACTTGATAAAGGCGTCTGTCATGAATCGGGCTTCGTCCTTGACGTTGTCCCCGCACAGATCCAATACCCACTCCGGCTGAGACATCGCCGGCAGACCTTTGACCCAGGAAGCCGGTTTGTAATCGTTCTTGATGCTGGCCGTGGTGTCCATCGCGTTGTATATCGCGACATCGTTGGAGGTAACCGGGATGTTATTCAGCGGCCGGTTAAGATCCCCGCGGAGTGCTTTAAGCCGGGTAGCCGCCGCGTCCATATCGTCCGCCTGGGCCATCTTCTGTTCAGCTTCGGCTATCGTCCGGTTGAACGCTTCGATCTCGCCGCTTGCATAAGCTGCGGCCGCACTCTCAACGAGGACGCTTGCCTCTGACCTAAGTTCTTTCGTATCCAATATCAAACTCCTGACCTGATTTTTAATCGTGTTCGTGCGAGGCGCAATCGGGCCTCATCCGCGGCGATGATCGTGGCGGATTTGGCGGACTCGTCCGCTGGCTCAAACAAGATGCCGTCATGCTCCTGGCAGAAAGACCGAGCCTCGGCCTCTGACCATTCCTCGACCGGCATCCGGTAAGACGTTAGTGACCATTCCCCGGACTCCGCATGGCGTCCGAAAAGTATCTCGATGGACTTGCCGTCGAAGTCCCCGTCCTCGATGGTTTCGGAGGATGTCCGGAACGTGTCGAAGTTGTCCGGCTCCTTGATCCGACAAGCATGGAAGTTCGGATATGGTTTGATCTCTGGGGTGTCGGCCGAGTATTCGTTCCCATCGGTCACCGCCTCATAACGGGCGTGGGTCCGGCAAGGCATGAAGACATCCTCACCTTCCACCATCATCGAATGAGAACCAGAGCATCCAAGCTCGGTCGCCCTGGCTTCGGCTTCTTCCCTGGTTGCATAGGTGTTCGGTGCCTTGAGATTCTTGGCCGCGATGGTTGACGTGGACGGCGACGCTCCCCGGATGACCGCGGAGACTTCCACCCAGTCCAGGTCAAGGATCCGCCGCACTGTCTCTTTGCCGGCGCGGTCATAAACCACCGCATCACCAGCCGGGAGATTGAACCCGACACTCCATTCGCGGATGAACTCGCCGGCGATGTTGGAATAGGCTTCCTGTCCGACCTGGGTGTCGAGGTTCATCTGCATCCGGGTATATAGCCGATGCTCGTCCCCGGCGCCGGTTGGCTCTGATTGGGCGAACACCACCTTCCCCACAAGTTTCGATTGGTCATGTCCGGCCAGGACGGGGATCGGAAGGTTCGATTTGATGGAGGAATTGAACGCCGCCGGATCGATGATGTCGCCGTCCGAATCCTTGATGCCCATCGTGTTGGTATATGCCTCGATGATCCCTTGGCGGTCATCCAGAACCTTGACCTCAGATAGGGCGAACTTGTTGATCATACGGTTTCCTCCGGCTTGTAATTCCGCGGCATCGGTTGCCAGTTAAGCGTCCCGTTCGGGTGATCATCGATATTGCTGGCATCTTCCACGGTGTAGATCTGGCCGTGGCGCTCGATGCAAGTCCGGCCATAAGGGTCGCCAGGGTCGATATAGTTGTCATCCGGATCGCCGTCAACATCGTCGGCCCGAACGTATGCGAACCCCTGCTCTTTGTAGAATCCCACCGAGGTCTGGTTCTGGGTCCGCATGATCTCGGTCCTGGCGATAAGCCGCGCCCGTTTCTCCGTTTCAGTCAGGATAGACCGCAGACCTGGGAATTGGTCGTCCGGAACTCCCCGCGCCAATTGCTCGATGGAATAACCACGTTCCAATGCCATCGCGACAGCTCGACCGATGGTTCGGTTCGTTGTCCGATGGATCATCGTCGCCCTGGTCGGCGCCTGGACTAATACGGATTGCACGAAAGGCAATCGCTCAGACCATTCCAGCGTCCCGGCCAGACCATTCGCGTTGATGGCGTCAACCGTTCTCTTGCTCATCCGTTCCATAGCGCGGCGGATGATCTCGGTCAGATCCGGGATGGCGTTGGTTGGAAGTAAGTCGTCCGCCGGAAAACCTGGCGGGAATTCCTTGGAATCGGAACTTGTGCGTTCCATCCACCGACCCATTATCCCGTCCACCCGATTCCTAAGTCCCCGGAAGTACCGTTGAACCCGCGGGGATAATGCGTCGGTTTCTTCTTCCCTGTCTTCTAGTAGTTGGCGCCGTAGCAGTCCGGCCCGTCTAGCTACCCGCGGCGCCTTCAATGCCGTGGCTTTCACTGTTTCTTTCAGTGTGTCGATGGATAAGGATTCCTCGACCGGCGCTTCATCCACCGCGATCGGAGCCATCGCACCTTCCCCAACCTCAAAGACCGAAGATGGGATCCGGCGGACCGCGCCGTCGTCCACCGCTTCCAGTCCGAGTTGCTCACGGGCTTCGTTCAAGGTCAGGATCCCGCCGGCAAACAATCCCGTCACCCTGGTCGTCATGGCTTCCCGGTCATCAAGTCCGGATCTCATCTGAGCCCAATCCACCGTCAACATCTCGTTCCCCGGATATTCCGAGAACATGTTCCGGTTGAAATGCCGCAGGATCCTGGAAACCATCGGCTCCAATGTCTCCGAGTGGAACGCCATCCTTGCTTCCCGATAATTGGAATAAGTCGAGCGTTGGAGTCCTACATTGGCGCCGACCAGGATGGCCGGGACGCCGAAGACCGAGCAGATCCGTGACTCCGTTAGATCGTGGAGTTCTGGCAGGGCCATGTCCTTCGGGTTGTTAGCCATCGGGACATAATCCGCGTCCTCGTCCAAGATGGCTATACGGTGGAAGTTGTTCCTCCCGCCGAATTGGGAACGCCAACGGGACCGGATGACGCTGGCCTCCTCCTGGGTGTTTAGTCGGCGCTTCAGTTTGAGGAGTCCGGATGGGACGCCGGCGTTCTGAAAATACACCTTCGCGAAATCAGTCATATTCAAGTCGAGGTTGACGTTCCGGGCCAAGACCTGGAGAGGCGACAATCCATAAAGATCGCCGCCGGGATTCGGCAAAGCCAGATGGCAAACATCCTCCACCGGGAGGGAGTAATCGGTCCCGCTGACCGAGTAGATATACCCAGCGGCGCCGTGATCTCCGCCGATGATACGCATCCGGTCCGGTCGGAGGTGATAAAGCGCGGCGATCTTACCGCTGCGACTTCGCTCTTTCAGCGTGTAAGCATTGCCGGCCACCATCAAAAAGGTGACCAGGGATTCGATGAAGGAATACCAATCGGAGTTTGGGTTGGGCCTGGTGGTTAGATCGTAAAGAAGTCCTGAAGTTACTTCCACGGCGCCGCCATCAGTAGCCGGAGCCTGAATGTAATACCGGGGAGCGGCCGCGCTGACCGCCAGTTCGCGGATGCAAGCGTGGACTATCTCGCTCTTGCCGTAGCCTTCCGAGGCGAAAGATTCAAACGATGCGTCGGGATAGGTTGCCTGTCCGACATCGAAGTTGAGGGGAACGGCGACGGCCACGTCGTTCTCTTGTTTCCGGAGGAAGTCCCAGAAAGGCAAAATGACCTCCACCGGCTTCGGGCTTTCGCCTCGGACACTTGCCGGATGAGGTCACTATTCCTAAATCTAGCACAATGCGGGATGGAAATCAATCACGGGTCGGAACAATCCCTGGTATAGCCACAGTTCGGACAGCGGATCTTGCAATTCCTCTCCAGCATAACGGCGCCGCATATGTCGCAGATCAAGCCGCGTATCCCCGGTGGTCAACCGGCGCGATCCTCTCTTCCCGGTGGAGCGTCCCGTCCTCATAGCGGAAGGACAGCCGCCGGCGAACGGTGACCGCGGTGAATGTAACGCCGGGGAATTCCATCGCGCCCTTCCTGGCCCATTTGACCGGACTCATGGCTGGACGTTCCGCGTCTTGCATCGGCCGCAAGTTATCACCGTCCCCCGCTCGGCCTTCTCCGCCAGGAGTTTTCCGCAATGGAAGCATCGGAGTTCCTTGGTCAATCGTCCTCTTTCTCCCGAATGAACTGGGCGCATAAACCCAGGAGCATGGACGCGATCGCCAGGAGCGCAAGATTGGACGAGCGGTCGTGTCTCCCATGCTCAATGGTTTCCCATTCCGCCACCTCCAGCCATTCCCGGCCCTCGGTGAAATATTCCTGCGGCGTCCTTGGCCCCTCATGGAGGACAGGTTCCGGTGGCCTATCATCAGATGTCATGGACTCCTCCATCACCAGACTCCAACCCCCGGTCCTGGCGCCGCGTAGCACATGGCTAAAGCATCCGCGTCGTCCGGGCTTCCGCTGGCCCGTTTCTTGAAGTCGTCTTTGCTTTCCAGCTTGATCCGTCGGTCGCCCTGGACGGTGTATCTCCTGGCCGAGAGTTGAGCGATCACCGCGGGATTGTCATCGATGTCGATAGTCCCATCACGAAAAGATTGCCCCAACTCCAGCCACGCTTCCGCGATGGCGTTGACGTATCGGTCAGACCTTCTCGCTTTCTCTCCACCGTTGAACGCCGTGATCCGGACCCGTCCGCCGGCTACCCCTTCCTCGTTCAGCCTATCGGTTACGCCGCCGCCGACTCCAGTGTCGTCAACGATTATCTGGGTCACCGCCGGATCGTCCTCGGCCATCGCCTTGAGATGTCCGGCGACCTGTTGGGTGTCCCGTCCTTGGGATTTCCAGGTCAGCCGGCAAACGTTCCCTTGTCTCCTGTAAACGACCGTTTTGTCGGCGCCGAATCTGGCAACGTCACAAGCCAGGGTCGCCTCGCCTTCTGGTTCAAGTTCTCGTTCAACCGCTTCCATCAGCAAAGACCGCGGGACGATGGCATCTTCCAGATTGTCCGGAAACCTACCCAGGACCGAGGCGATGTATAAGGCGGAATCTTCCCCCCATTCCCGGCGCCGTTCTTCAACCTGATCAACGGTCACCATGCCGGGGATGATCTCCCGGCCTTGCTGGATGTTGGGCGTGTCAGCCGCCGCGATCTCGATCGTGTGGTAAAGATCACTCCCACCGTGGAACGCGTCATAGAACTCCCCGGAGCTGGCGAAGGCGTTTCCTGTCAGGAGCATCCGAGCGGGATTCAGTCTCTTTACTGCATCGATATGGGATTGCTCGATAT